ACATCATGAAACTTAATATATAATATGAATAATAATATAATTTTTATTCATATTGCATTATTAAATGGATGGGATGAAATAATAAATAAATACATTTTACTTATTCAGAATTCAGGTTTACTATTTAGAGTAGAAAAAATTTATTTATGTTTTATAGGAGAGTTTGCAAAAATAAATTTAGATTTTAAAAAAGAAATATTAGAAAAAATAATTATTATACACGTGGATATGAATTTAGAATCTTTTGAACTCCCAACTCAAAAACTACTATATGATTTTTGTTGTAATAATAAAGAATATAATGTTTTATATATTCATACGAAAGGTGTTGGTAAAGAAATAAATCCATGTATAGAAGATTGGATAAATTATATGCTATATTTCCTCATAGAAAACCATGTAGATACTTTAGAAAAGTTACAAAAATATCATACGGCAGGTGTAGACTTACGTGAATGGCCTACGTTACATTATTCTGGAAATTTCTGGTGGGCAAAATCATCATATATAGCAACTTTACCAGACCCTGTATTATTTAATAATTTATTAGAATATCCTAATCCACTAAACTCTCAAAGGCATAATCAAGAATTTTGGATATGTTATGATAAAAATAAGAAACATTGTGCACTATGGGAATGCAATATTCATTGCCTTGAAAGGCATTTACATAGATATCCTAGAGAACTATATATGTAAACTATTCTTCAAAAAACTTATCCACTATACGAGATATATCATTTTTATGAATAGTAGGTCTGAATTCTTGCACTAGTTTTTGAAACCATTCATTCATGAATATAAAACCATCGTGCTCTTCCAATTTATGAACTCTTATATAATGATTTAGTAAATCTACAGCATCTTTCTTTGAAAGTAACCCTTTTGAATTTAATGCTTCTTTCCCACACATTGTGCGAAAGTGCTCACTAGGTTTACGTTTTATTTTATAGCCTTCTTCTTCCATACTATCCTTAGTATTCTAGTTGATTTGATTTTAGACTAACAAAAAATACCCCTTGTGGGACTTGAACCCACGACTCCCCGCTTAGAAGGCGGATGCTCTATCCAACTGAGCTAAAGAGGCACGTTTTGTCTTTTATTGTGTTTTTGTATCTATTTCTTATTTTTGCAGTTACTTAGATGCAGACGCCTTCTCAATAAGCCAAGCACCCACAACAGGAGCAATGAGGTCATCACGCAGACCCGTCTTGCGACTCAGGATACGAGCACAGTGGTAAGAGAAGCGGTCTGAAGCAGAAGGCGCATCTGACCGAGTATCCTCCTTCGCCTCTAGAAGGAAAGCACCCCACCAGCGACAGAACTCACGATGCAGTACAGAGTGTAGCTTAGAACGACCCAGACGCTGTTCAGCATCCGTCATCTCACCATCAGCAACAATCACATTGACTAGGGCAGCATCACCCTTCAGCTTCTCAGGCACAAGAGAGCGAGGAGACCGATCCTTTACCATGCCCTCGCCAAACTCTAGAAGAGTATCATACACTTCAGCGAACTTTACCTCCTTGTTTACATCATGGTGGAAGCGACGCGCCTCCTGCCTCGCCCAATTACTCAGGCTCATAGTAGAAGAATCGTACGAATCCCATGCAGAGATAAGAAACCACTTCAGCTGCGCACTAGATGCAGTATCCTTATCCTTAGGAACACTCTTGGTAGACATCTGGCGAGTGGAAACGGGCATTTTGTCTCACTTTGGGACTTGACTTGATGGGGGAGGGGCGAAATCAATTTTTAATCATTCTTTACGAGAAGATTCTTAGCTAATGCTCTAACTTTTCTGGAATAAATGTATAAGACCAACTTTTTTGAGAATCATATATCTTATTGCTTGAACCCATAAGTAAGAACTTATCAGCAATACATTCTGCAATTATTGAAGGGTCTATAAATACACTTTTCCAGAATATTGTCCCTGACACAATATTCTGGGAATCTTTCTTCCTTCTATCAAGAATAACCACGATATCTGAAATCGGCGGATACTCTGTGGAATGAAAATCTTCCTTTATTTGCTTGTGCAAAAGGGATAATATAGAATTTCGCATTACCTCCTGAATAAATACATTCCAATAGTTGTGTTTTACTATATCTTCATATATATCTTCATGGTTATATTTCTTTTTTAAAGAAGACCTTAGCGTGATACCTCCAGTAAAGGTCAAAGAATAATTCGTATTCGGAGTTGCTTTTACGAGTGCTACACACTCATGCATCTTTACGGGGTCATGGGTTTTTTTAGAAACCGTCTGACCCATTCTACTAGTGAGGCTTACTTAAAGTTAAGCTCTACCAAAAAACACTTTTTATCAATATATTTATCTTTATGCTTTATCCACGGTATGACTTGAGTATCATCATTATAAGTAATACAAAGATACCGCCTAATCCTAATAGACATGTAAGAAGGATTGCATTCTTTATAAATATTTCAACATTTAGACAGAATCTTTGATAAGACGTGAGTGGTGTAGTAAATGTATTTGTATTTGTATCTTGTTGTACCTGCCCCTCCCTACTAAGAACATTAACAGTAGTATAATCACGTGTCATTTGTGTACGTTAGTTTTTATTTTTGCCAAGACGCTAAAATCAATTTTTACTGATTAATCAGTCTTTGATAGATAAACCACCTCAGTGTCTAGATCAGGATTTTCAGGAGGAACCTGATACGCAATAACCTTCTTCTCGCCATATGACATATTTACCATAGTCGTCCGTACTGCATCACGTGTAAGAGCATGCCAACGATTCCCCTCGATATTCTCAAAGGCTTCAGTTGGAACACCTGTATTATATACTTCATGTGCAGGAAGGTTCTCCAGAATACATGTTACCTTGTTGTTCACAAAGTATGTTAGAGTGTAACGAGCACTAGAGGCCATAGTATTCACTCAATTGTTGGGACATGTATTTCATACACGGAGCAAAATCAATTTTTATTTACGCCCTTTAAGACCAAGAGCCTTTTTAATAGGATTTATGGAAATTACTTCTTTTAAGGTTGGTCCATCATATGTATCAGAGATGGCGCTATAACAAAGAGAACATGCATGATTTTTTGTATAATTGTTGAAAATTTTTAAGAAGCATGCTAAACACATGATGTGGTCACATGGAGTTTTTCCATACCCCATTTCTTCAAAGCTGTTTACTTTACATACAAGGCAGATTCTTAAAGAAGTACTTGTGTTCATTTTTGCAGGCGTTAGTGGATGAAAGGTGTGTCTTATAACTTCATTTTTAGTTGACTATCTGTAATAACAGAAAAAATCTAGGGTGTTAGCCCTTGGTTTTTCTTTTGTCTTGTATTTTTACTTCTCTTTTATTAACCCGTACGCCAAACTGCAGTGCAGGTTGGGCAAGTCCAGCAAGAAGATACCTGAGTCTTTGTTTCCTCTTCCTCCACCACCTCATCAGTCTCAATGGACTGGGCGAAGTGTGCAAAGTCAAACGGACGCTTCGCCTCAAGCTTACGCAGCTGCTCTTCAGCCATAAGCTTCCACGCCTCAAAGTGCCGAATACCCTTTTCAAGAGATGCCTGCTGTTCCTCAGGAGTCCTGTCATACATGAATGACAGAAGTGATGGATGAGAATCCTTGAAGTTCTTAAGAAGAATGTCAATAAGACGAACCTTCATCTTTGCTACTTCAAGAGGTGTACCCCACTTGTGCGACTTTGACTTCATAAAGAAGGCCTCAAACTTCTCAATGGCCTCCTCGTCAGTGTCAGTGCTAAGAGTGCGGTAAATAGAAGTCTTAGACCATTCACGAAGACTCTCATCATGTGTAGATGGAAGAGGAACTAACTCTACATCTTCAAGCAGCTCATCGCTTACCCCCGCCACCAGTTGCGTCTGCTCTTCTGGGACATACTCTTCAGCATCCACCTGAGAAGACGATGAGGTATTGATGGAAGGAGCAGAAGCAGGCTCTTCACACGGCAGACTCGTAGCGCCACACATCCTCTCAATCATCCAGAGTTCGTGCAACTCATCCTCCTCAGCCTTGGCGAGCAGCTCATTACGCTCCTTGGCGAAGGTCTCCAGCACCTCCTTTGCCGTCATATCAGTCCTGTCGCCCATAATCCTCTTCACATCGCCGAGTGTCACGGAAGGCCCCTTGGCAGCGCGCTTCTCAGCGTAATAGCGCTCGTCCCACTCCTTCTCCGCTGCCGCTGCCGCCGCCTTCTGTCGCACAGCCGCCAGCGCCGTGTCCGCCTCCTTCAGCTTGAAGAGCGCGTTTGCGTGCTCGAGCGCGGCCCCGTGCCAGCCGTCCTGGCACACTCCCGCCGCCTTCTCAGCCTCATTCACCGCCTCCAGCGACGCCTTCGCCGCCTTTGCTGCCGCCGCCGCCTTTGCTGCCTTATTCTCCGCAAACACATACTCCCAGTCCGCCTTGTCTTGCGTGCTCATCCACGTCGTCAGCCCTAGCGCCTTCTGCTCCTTGATCGCCGCAACCTTGGCGTCCTCATAGGCGCGCGCCGCGATTTGCGCGGGCGTATTCATGTAGTAGCCCCACATCTCGCGGTGGGTGCTCTCACCCAGGATCCTCTCAAGCCTGGAGTAACCGCTGGTATATTTCCAGTCGTGCTTGCCCCAGAACTTCTCGCCAAAGGTGATGGGGTCCGTCTTCAGGAACTCCTCCACGCTCATTGAGCCCTTCTCGGCTAGAGCCACGATGTTCTCGTCCCACTTCGTAGCCTTCATCTTGAGCTCGCGCATGAAGTTCTTGACGCGCATAGGATTCCACAGGTGGTTTGCAGACATTCTTTTGTCTTTTGTGACTTGTGTAAGAGATTCCGCAGGAATCGCTGTTGCCACCTCTGGTGGCTCAGAGGGGTTGTTGCGGGTTCTTCTGCGTGTTTTGGTTGGGACTTGGAATTATGGCGGGCTTACCGATTCAATTTTTTTGCAGTTTCTTAGCTTCGCATGAAAAAGAGTATCTTGTATTTACTTACGAACATAACAGACACCCTCTACATCTGTTGAGCCAGACATGAACTTTATAATGTTCAGAGCTAGTTTATAAGGAAGGTCAATACTTGTTGTTGTAGAGTTCGTAACTAGGTCAAGAGTACCTTGAGGAGGTTGATTCTCAGGATTCTTAAAGTAATGAACATATACGCTAAGGGTAAATTTACTTGCAGCGATTTCTCCTCCTTTGCATAGAGTATATGTGCCCTCAATTGTCTCTAGCTTCCTATACTCCGTTTTCTCTCCTTCTACAAATTTCATACATATCTTTGTCTTCTTAGCAAAATCTTCTATAGAAATCTGTGTAGTGCTGAAGAAGATACCCCACTGTTCGGCACTCTTTCCAGATTTCTCATTCTCAACAAAGTAGTACTGAAATGAAGTAATTCCTTCTTTTTCACAGAACTGAATTGATGCCATTTTGGAGAGTTGTTGGATTATCAAAAATATGAAAAGTTTTGGTTCAATTTTTTTATTTTGTTTTACTTGCTCTTAATAACACCACAGATACCATCCAAGTTGGTGGTAGACCCTGCCATGAACTTCATAAGATTCAGAGCAAGTTTATAGGGAATGGAAATGGTTATATGGCTTATTTTTGTGTTTAGTTCAAGATAACCCTCATGGCTACCTTCCTCATGACACTCTGGGTCAAAGTCAGGGTCATCAGGCTCCAAGTACTCACGCACATCTACGATAAGCGTAAAGTCTTTTGTCTTAATCTCGGCACCCCTACAAAAGGAACCAGAGTTACAGGTTACATCGCGCTCCTCGTAGACCCAATGATCCTCTTCAGGATAGTTCACCTTTAGATGAGTCTGACCTGAGTGGTCATTGATGGAGATGAAGCCCTGCGTGAAGAACACATGCCACTCCTTATAGTTCCTCTTTTTCAAAGGAATCTTGTCGACAAAGGTGAACTGAAAGTTAGTCGTACCTTCCTTGTCATACACTTGCTTGGTAGCCATTATGACTTTGCGGGACTATCAAAAATAGGGATGGGTTTGTTTCAATTTTTTTTTAATTTCTTTTTTGTTTCTTTTTACTCATGCTCTCCAAGCAGGAAGCCAATAGGAGCCGATACCTTACTCCCCTGCATCTTTACAAATACCTGCGTGCCCTTCTCAGTCTTCTCAAATGATACAACCCTGTTATACAAATCTCCCAGATCACTCTTAATATCAGCAATGAAGTAGATAGAGTTAGGGGGGTATTGAGTACTCACCTTGATAGAGACACGTTCTGGGCGTTGGAACTGTGTATATCCAAATATAGATTCTATGTACTGGATTGACTTCTCAGGAATCAGCTTGTAATGCTTACCTTCGTGCATATTGTTTTGCTTGTGGTTGGCGGGGACTTGTGTTAAAGGGGTGATTGCGGGTTCAATTTTTATCAAATAACAAACTCTGGCTTCTCACGACGAGTATACTTCAGAAGACCCTTATCCTTCTTTGCCGTTAAGTAATAGTGGCGATAAGACTCGATGGGGTCGTCGC